CTAGGTGCGGTTCTTGGTTTATTCAAACCATTTCTACCCCATCTTTTTCCAGCTCCTAAAGTTCTTGAAGATTCGGCAGTTTCTCCACCCTTTTTAACAGGCTTCATAGTCATTTTTTTACCTTCTTTGTATTCAAATTTTGCTTTACCCATTCCAACACCTTTAGTACCTTGTTTCATTTTTTTAGTTGGTAAATCCTGATTAGGTTTCGTTTTGTATTTAAACTTTTTAGGATTTCCCATTCCAGTACCTTTGGCTTTAAACCCTTCTTCTATTTTTTCTTCCTCTTCTTGTTCTTCCATATCCATAGACTCTTCATCTTCTTCGTCCATTTCAATTTCATAAACAACTTCTTCATCTTCTTCTTGTTCATCCATATCCATAGACTCTTCATCTTCTTCGTCCATTTCAATTTCATAAACAACACCTTCTTCTTCCTCTTCTTCTTGTTCATCGAAAGAATGATGGTGTGACTTAGAATGAGGTTTTGAAGTAATTTCTTCCCAACCGCCTTCTTCTTCTTCATCATCGTCAGACATTCCCATAGTATCAAAAGAAAAGTCTTCATCTTCATCCTCTTCGTATTGTTCACCAAGAGAAATTTTGTAATGAGAGTTGTCGTTAGTATCTTGTAAATCAACAGTGTTACCTTCTTTCTTTACAATAATGCCATCATCTTCACCCATTCCTTTAAAAACTTTAAGAATTTCTTCATCAGATGCTCCTGTTAAATCAATAGGTTCTTCATCGTCCATGTCTGTCATGTCCATATCAGAATCCATATCTTCTTCATCAGAATCCATTTCATCTTCATCAGAATCCATTTCATCTTCATCTTCATCATCTTCCATGTCTGTCATGTCGTCAGTTTCAGTGTCGTCATCGGTTTCAATGTCCGTTTCTTGTTCGTCCATTTCTTCTAATTCGTCATCTTCAGTCTCTTTAAGAGACTCTTTTACTAATTCTCCGATTTCTTCTTTCATTGTTGAATGAAGTATTCCTTTTGCGTTTTCAGAAATTACATTTTCCAAACTTCTCATTTGAAGTAATGTTTCTTCTACTAGTGATTTTTTTTCTGCCATTTTTTATATATTTTTACTATATAAATATTTCTATTTACGGGAAAAGTTTATGTAGGGCTTTGAATCCCAAATTATTATTAGTAATTCTAAGATATAAATAGTTCATAAATACAAAAAGGAGGGAAAATCCCTCCTTTTTATTTTGGTTTTTAATTTTTAATTAATTAATAACTTCATCAATTTTACTTTCAGATACCGAAGTTATTCTCCATTCTTGTGAAAATGTATCATAACGTTTAGTAACTTTGGCTTCCACATCAGTTACTGAATAACCCTTAACTAATTTTTCTTCTCTAATTTTTTTAATTTTTCCTGATTCAGGGTCTGGTAAATCATAAGAAATTTTTGCTACAAAATACTTTTCGTCCATATTTAATTATTTTTCTAAATAATGAGATAATTTTTTCATTAAGTCAAGTGATTTGTCGCCCATTCCTGGTTCAGTTCCTAAAGCTCTACTTCTTTTCATCTTATCTTCTTCTTCTAAGTTTTCTTCATACTTTCCTCTATCGTCGGCATTTAAAAATAAGTAAGCTCCTGGAGTGGATGGAGAAGATACTAAATCAAAACAAATTAATTCAAAATCGTCTTGTACTTCATTTTGGTCACCCTTTTTAGTTAAAGAACCAACACCTCTTGAAGAAATACCTAATGTAACTCCTTGTCTTAAATAATTAGCTGCCATATCACCTTTACAAGATATAATACCTCTTTCGTGAAATCCCGGTGAAGTTAAGAGTTTTAATTTACCCATTAAAACATTTCCTTCCCACCATATTTCAGTAATCATATGTGATACTCTATCTAAATCAATTAAAGATGATTCAGGGTGGTTAAGTTCAGAAAGAGAAATACCTTTCGAAATCATTTTTTTATAATTCTCAGATTCTCTCTTTAAAACTTTTTCAGGATAGATTCTTCCGTTTCTATTTGGAACATTATATTTTTGTAATACCGCATAAAATTCAAAAGGTTTAGAATAATCTAGCATATTCTTAGACTCTTTAATTAATTCGGCATTCCGAAATTCGGATGGAGAAACATATCCAGCATCCCATTCAATTAGAATACCTCTTTTATTTATCTCATTTAATCCTAATATTTTCATTTTATTTATTTATAATAAATATATTGGTATAGGTATAATTTATGATTAAACTTCAATTGTTTCTTTTTTTGTTAAATGAAATGAATAATTTTCATTTCTTTTAAAATTTTTTAAGATGATTAAGTCAGTTATTTTTTTAACTTCCAATTTAATTTCATTTGATTTAAAATCTTGAATTGGGTTTTTTAAATAAATAAAACATTCTAAATTTAAAAAAGATTTTTTATTAATTTGAATTCCGCTTGAACGTAAATCCAAATCAACAATAAATTTATCGTGAAATAAATCTTTATTTATACCATCTAAAATACTGTGTTTGATTTCTCTTGATAAGATATTGATAGAGCGTTGAGGGTACTCAATTGTTTTTTTAGGTTCCGCCCAAGTTTGTAAGTTTATGTAAATTGATTTTAAATTTCTCGAATCCACTGTACCATAGGTTATTTTAAAATCTTTATAACCATTTAATTTCGTACTTTTCCCTTTCTTCATTTTTTTCCATATTATATATGTTTATTTTTTAAAAAAATACACAATAAATTTTATTATGTCAAAGAATTTCATATCTTTACAGATATTTGTATTATATGATAATAGTAAAAATTGATAAAAACACGACTTTAGATAAAGGTCTTAAAATTTTAAAAAATAAAGTTTTAAAAACCAAACAAAACAATATTCTCAAAGAAAGGAAGGAATATATTAAAAAATCAGTTAAGTTAAGAACTGAAAAAAGAAAAGCAATACACAAAGAAAAATTTATAGGGTCTCGTTAAGTGACTTTAATTTCATTAAGTTAACAGAATCAACTTTATCATTTTTTATTTTGGATATTGTTTCGGTGATTTTATCTTTGGTTTCTTTATCGGAGTCATTAGATATTAAATCTAATTTTTCAATAACCATCTCACTTAAAACATCATATCTTTTTTGTAATTCTGATTCTGATAAAGTTAAATACTTTTTAATTTGAGTAAGGTCTGACTCATTTAATTCAGAAAGATACTTTTTTAAATTATCTTTAGCAACTTCATATATTTTTTCAATAGGTAAATTGATACTTTCTATTTTAATCCCTTTAGTTGATAAATTACTTATAATTCTTTTTTTAGCATTTAAAATGTTTTCAACTACTAAAGTATTTTTTTCTAAAATAACGTCAATATCTTTATAATTATTATTTGTCTTAACGTCTTTTAACCAAGACTCAAGTATTACAATAGATTTTTTATTAACTTTAACCCTTGAATATAAATCAATACATTCATTAACAAAATCTTCAGCAAATGAAATTTCAAAATCTTTAGATTCACTTAATTTATTGTATATGTAATATATTTTACTTACATCTTTATTATTTAATACGTAAGTATTAAAGTTTTTAATTTCAGAATTAAATGTTTTATTTGAGTACGACTCAATTAATTTTTTTTCTATTTTTGATTTTAATAATCCAAACTCCATAATAAATGATTTATTTATAAATATTAGTTATTTAGAAGTTTGTTCAGTTGTTCCTCCATTTCACCTAAAGAATTTTTTGCTTTAGATAAATCAATTAAAACGTCATTAGTAAAAATATCATTACTTTCCAAAAGAATATTCATCGTATTGTCTACTTTAGACTCAGGAGTAACTCCTCCACCTGATTCAGGACCTGAAGAAGGTGATGCTCCACCAGCTTCTTCTCCACCACTTGGTCCAGGTCCTCCTAATGAAGATGCCCCAAGACCACTCGGTTCAGGACTTCCCATATCTCCTTCACCACCTGCTGGCGCCGCTCCGGATGTAGTTCCTGAGGTGGAACCGTATATTTTATCTATCGTATCAAAAATTCCTGTTCTAGTTATAACTGTTGCGGTATTTGTAAGTTCAGCACCAACTGCCTTTTCAATCCTTTGTTGTTGTAAATCAAGTTTAATTTCTTCGTCAGAAAAACCAATAATATGTTTTTTAGCCCAAGAATGTGAAACAGGTGCAATTCCTTCAACTGCGGTACAAGCGTCTTTGTATAGTAATATCTTTTCTTTCCAAACGTCAATTTTAAGAAGGTCAGCCTGCGTAGATGGGTTATTAAGTGATAATACAAAATTAGATAATTCATCTTCAAATCCTAATAAAAATAAATGAATGATGGCAATTTTATTTAATTCGGCTAACATACTTTTTTGAATTCTGTTAATTGTTCTTGCAAAACGAATATCTTGCAATGATAAATTTTTACCATCACCAACAACTTCTTCAAATCCCAAAAAAGCTTTTGGAACACGTAGTGCCGTTAATAACTTCTTTTGAATATATTCAATATCTGCAATTTCAGATAAATTCTGAGCACCTGGTAAAGTCTCAATCGGTGATGCTTGTGCTGGGTCTCTAACGGGAATGAAATAATCTTGGTCAACCGCCATCTGATTAAAACGTAAATCTACGTTACCCGATTTATGGTCAACAACTTGGTCACGTTTGAATTTATTAGCGACACGTTGTACGTACGCTTCAACATCTTTATCATCCATATTACCAACAAATACTTTAAATACCCTTCTTTCAGGCGCTCTCGATGTACGATAAATTAACATAGCATCTTCGGAAAGAAGTAATTGTTTCCAAATTCTTCTGGCTTTTTCTAACATCGAAGTTCCGTAAGGAAGTTTTCTATCGTCTCCAAGTAATCTAAAGTGAGCCATTTCCCAAGTGTTAAATTCTAAATCTCTATTTTTCCAAGAAAACATTAGATTTTTTTGGTCACTTTCTTTATTATCCAAATTGGATTTTCCTTTCATACTCCTTTCAACTCTTTCAACCTCAATGTTAGGTAATTGTAAACAACCTACAATTCCTTTTTCGGGGTCAAGTTTTAAGTAAACAAAATTATCACCATATTTACAAGTGTTTCTTGTCCACATAACTAAATTGGTGTTAATATCCAAAGCATTGTTAAACAAATCTGCTAATACCGACTTAATTCTTTTTGATTCAGAGTATATCTGAAGTATGAATCCATTTTGATTTGGTGTTGTTGATTCTTCAGCATAAATGTCGAGAGCCGCAGATATTTCAGGAGTGTACTCCATACTTTCATAGTCATAATATGATGCTAATCTTGTAGGTTCAAAGTATACTCCTTGAGTATAAAGGTTGTTTTCTATTTTTGTCCACTGTTGGGCAAGATATACGGTTTGTTGTGCTTGTAATTTTTGCTTGTCGTATTCTTGTTTATTGGTGGTTTTTAATAATTCTTTTTTATCGTACCTGTAAGTAGGATAATCCTGACCCAATAACGAATTGGGTCCAAAAGCTTGAGATAGTCTCTGCCATATTGTTAAATCTTGATTGTTATTTTCAGCCATACTTCAAATTTAATTGATTTGATATTTTAATAAATAGTTCTCTTACTAGGTCCAAACAACCACCCGTAAGTTTCGTAATCTTTTCTT